CCATAATCGGACTCAAATTTCCAAGCGTCCTTTGCGCTTTTTGAAGAGCCTGTCTTATTTCCTTAGTATCGATCCTTATTTCCATCTACATCACCACTTCTCAAGTTCATCACTCGTAAACTGTCGATCATTACTGGAAACCTTCAGCTTTCCAGTAGTCAGCGACTGCGAAACTATATCTTTTTGATCCTTGATGGAATCCAAAAGATACTGAAATAATTCTCGATAGCTCCTTGCTTTCTCATCCATACCAGCATAAGCGTAAAGATTCGATAGAACGTAATTCCTCACAAACTCATCTTGCGTTCCACTTCCAGCCTGCGGTGCCGCTTCTTGGATAAACTCATATCCTGCATCGATAATCTCTTGAATCAAAGCCTCGTTTATCATTCCAGCCTCTGCATCATCCGTAAGAGCTATTAAAAGATCATCAGGTATCAAGAGCTTAATCGTGTCAACCGTGATCATACGGCTCACCTTCTTTCAAAGAAGGCAAGGCGGCCTCAAGCCGCCTCACCTCAAGAGATCGTTACATTCTTTATCACTATACCGTTAGCATTCACAATATACGGTAGTGGCCTGCTAAGCACAAAGAGGGCTTTTCCAGAACCGTGATTCACATACTCTTCCCAGACAGCAACATCAGTCTGAATCGGATTCATGTTCTTATCCAGGTTTGCATTAATTATCGCACCATAGCCAAGAGCAAAGGCACTCGGATCCACCAGAATAATCTTTTCACCAGAAATAAGAGAAGAGCCACCAATCTGACCATTATACAAGTAGATTGGAGGTAAGCCTTTGATCTCAGCCACGAAATCAACAAATGGTTCTGGAACCCGATAACGCATCTCAGCAACATTAAAAGTGGTCTTATTAATAGCCTTACCAAACTGCGTATTATCCCACAGAGCCTTCTCAACATTTGCAGTAACTATAATAAATGCAGGACTATGACCATTCTGCTTCATGGTGCGCACCATATCCCTCAAATCCGAAACCACTTTTGTGGAAGAGCTCAGCGTATAATTGCCTGCCGATACACCAAAAGTAACCTCATACTTACGTTCACCATCATTATAAGAGATTTTACCAGTTCCTACCAACTGCGCAAACATCCACTCTAAGCGGTGTTGTACACGTTTCTTAAGACTATCAACCTTCTTAGCATACAGATAATCCTTAGAAGAAACCACATCTCCAGCACCTTGAATAGCAAGCACTTGAGGATTATAATTATCCGCAAAGAGAAGCTCTTCAGTTATTTCATCATATTCAAATATCTGCGCAGGATCTATCAAGGTATCAGAAACATTCACAGCAGTTTTAACGGGCTTAGGTGGATCGTAGAGCTTACCAAGCGAAGACATCGTAATTGAGCTCGTTTCAGAAATCACCCGCACCTTTGGAATAGGCGAAAGATCTACATTCTTAGATAGCTGCTTCGTAAGCCATCCAGGAGCCGCAGGAGCCTGCTTATAAAGTCGCGTAAGAAACACCCAACTCATTCCCAATCACCTCCATTAAATAGAAGTCCTATCGAGGACGAAGATACCATTCCTCTCCAATCTCGCAATAGTATCAGCCGCAGGAGTAGAGTCAAATTCATCTTTATAAACTATACCGAAAAGTCTAACCTTAGCAGTTGCGGGACTCTGATTCTGCGACACATCCTCAATTAATACAGCAGAAGGTTCAGCAGCAAAGTAGGAGTAATCCACAACTATATTTCCAGTACCCGAAGCAGGAGCAGTACCAAATATAATTTTCCCCGCCTCATAATCAACAGTGTAGTCTGTTCCTTCTGTTTTCTCATCATTATCAACCGTAACAGTCACCGAGCCATGAAGAATATCATCATAAGTAAGCGCAAACTCTTTTGTAGAACCATCTCCATCGAAAGTATCCTGTTGGGTCGCAACAGCTTTAATATATTTCGTGCCATTCCATCCCATCACCTCAAACGACACAATATCCGCACTAACATCAACTGCCACGATTTTCTCAAGATTCTCCAACATCAAGCATCACCTCCATCACAATTATAGGCAGCTTTCGCCACCACATCCGCCTTCCGCACAGCACTCTTAATCGGATCCTCTTCAGCTTCTCCCATCTTCTTAAGATTTTCTGGCTTTGCCAATACCTTCAAGACTTCATCGAACTCTTTTCGCTTCTCAGGATCTTCCAGAGCCATCGCCTTAAATTTCTCCATTGCCGCAGGTGGTACACCTTTATTAAGCCAATTTTCCTCCAGTTCCTTCTTAGTCTTCTCAGCTTCCTTCAGTTTCTTTTCCAGCTCCGCCTTCTCACTTTCCAGCTTCTTCACCTGCTCTTCCAACGTTACAATCTTATCTTCCAGCTCCTTCACAGGATACACCTCCTCATAGTGAAATTCTGGCGGCTCCATATCAAACCGCCGATAGAGAGCTTCCAGCTTCCGATAGACCGCTTTCCTTTCATCACGAGGTATATCAACTCCTCCTCTTGCCCCAAGCAACGCCTGCATCGCCGCTATAACACCTCTCTTATAGATCGTCATTCGCCCATTTTTTACCTTAGCAAAAGGTAGTTTATAAGCGGCCTTCACTTCAGGATAACCACTTTCGCCTTTTCCGAAGTTCTCAGTATCCACATATGCACAGGCCTGTGCCAAAGTTTTCCAACCAAAGCGTTCGATAATTTCATCAGCATCTCTCGCCCAATTCCAGCTCCATGGCGAATCCTCATCAACTGGCCATCTCGGTACATCCACCAACTCCACCTCACCTCCTACCAATCCCAGCCATTCCGCCAAAGTTCGTACCGCTTCTTTCAGCCGATCACTAAGTTTAATCGGCTCTACCTTCGGATGCGCAGGACGGTTCGTCAAAGCTACTCCCAGAAAAACATAACCAACACTTTTGCCCGTTTTCTTATCCATATAGTCTTCTACAAACTCAGAGGAAACATACCGGAACTTACCATCCTGCAGCAGTTTCAAGCCTTCCTCTGTCAGGACCATCTTCGCCCAGAGTCCATCATCCCGTGCCTCAAGATCAACCACCGTTCCATAAGCACCAACCTCATCTTTATGCGAAATATTCACAGGCGGCTCATAGTGCGGTATCCCTCTCTTGAAGTTCTCAGCCATCTGCACAATCATCTCTTTCGTGATCTTAATCTTGCCATGTCGGGGATCATAGAATTCACCCAGAGGTAAGACATTGTGCCATATTTCATAAGCAACCTCTTTAAGCACTGTTATCCGCTGCACTTCCTCACCTCCTTATACATATAATCGATCCTTAGAATCTTCTAATTCCCAAATAAAACGATCAACCACTTTACTTATCCTCTGCCACTCTCTTTCAGAAATTTTGGGATACTTAGCACGCACACAAGACATAATCTCTTCCTTTGTCACGCCATCCCAAGCCATCCGAGCACATTTGTATAATTCTGGATATTTCTCCCAAATCGTCATTTTCTCACCTCACCATGCCCATCGATCCAACTTAAACATCAATTCCAAAAGCGACTCAACTAAGAGCCTTACTCGAGGATACCCCAACCGCACATCTTGTACTCCTTTAGCTATATCATCAGCTATTTCATAAGTCCCTTCCACTTCTTCCCTTAAAACCGATATCGGCCACCCTTGCCGCTCTGCTATAATCGACAACTTAGTTTTAATAATACCACGAAAAGCCTTTTTCCTCTTTGGATGATTCGCCCATTTAATAGCCTCAATAACTTTACTTTCTAAACCCGTCAAATCATTCATTACATCTAACGCATTAACAGATATCACCTGCCGCAAACCTTCCATTCGACCATCACTCAATCGCCACCGCAGCAACGCCTCACATGCCTCACTCGGCATTTCATACTTAGACCTTAGCAAATATGCAAATCTAAAATCAGCATTCGAATATCCTTGAAAAGGCGAAGACATACCCTTATATTTAGTCAAAAGATATTTCACAACTATATCATTCGTCGCTTCCTCTATTTCTATAGGAACCGTATTACCCGTTTTCAAAAATCTCACCCTATGCAGACTCTCATGTAGCATAGCTTGCGCCGAGCTTAAAGCATCCTGGCCTGCAATAGCAATTTCATCTTTCATAAAATCATAGTACGAAATATCATCAGGTGGATTCCTCATAATAGGCGGTGGATCAAATTTATAATCAAGTCCTTTATATACCTCTTTCAACTCAGCAACAGTATAACGGTCTCCTATAATTCTCATCTTCGAAACTGTATCTTTTATTTGATCTATCCACATATCCGTCTGCAAACGGCGAGATCTCAACGTAAAATCATCCACTCCTCGCACCAGCACCTGCCTTAAAACAGCAATATCATACGGTCGCTTTTGTGGTCTCAAATCATCTTCCCAACCTTCCGGCATCATAGGCAAATTTTTAGTACTATCCAGCTCTGTTACAGGTACCAACCTCGATCGGCAGTTAACGTGTAAAGGTGGTGTATTCTCTATCAAAAGATCCTCCATACCTTTAGGAATAAACTTACCGTTCCTGGCTCGACATATATCTGTCGTATTCTTATCCAAAACAGCATCAAACCGATAACCAACAACAATATCGCTTTCTCTACCTTCCTCCAGAGTACCAATATTAAACGCTCTCGTAGCTTCAGTTCGTGCTATCTTCTGAAGCCTATTTCGAGAGAAGACTTTAACCTTACTCTGAAGATATTTAATCGCTTCCTTTTCACTCATACCTTGCTGGATAGTCTCTCTCACCCACTGCGTCATATTCTCCAGTAAATCCTCTTGTATCACATGTGCAAGCTGAACTGTATATTCATCCAAGAATCTCAAAACTTTTTCTGAAGGCCGAAAGTAATACTGCATCGGATCTATTTTTCTACTCATAAGACTCTGCATAAGCAATTTATCAGATCGCATAATAAACATAATCATCTGCACTATATAATCATCTTCCAGCTTTATCTTTTCAACTCGCTCCTTCATTTTTCCTTGAATATATCCAATCAACGACGCTCTACCATAGATATAAGCCGATAACATTCCTATCTTAAAAGCCCCAGCAAGCTGTGAAATATCATAGAATTCATATCCTCCAGCGAGTACAGCTTTCAAGATATTTTCTTTTAGAGGTTTAAGAGCCTTATACGCTCTCATCAGAGTCCTACGTTCTGCTCGATCCAGCGCTTTTTCGATTGTTCCAAGACTGACCATATATCTTCATCTCCCAGCTCCTCTTCCTCTGGCTCCGGATTCGGAAATCTCAGCAGTTCTCTTACCCATTCCGAATCTCGCACAGGATCCAGGAATCCAGCCTGTACAAGATACATCAGCGCTTGCGCCAGTTTC